GTAGGAGTATTAGTAGGAGTTATTGTTGGTGTTATTGTTGGTGTAGGTGTATTAGTAGGAGTATTAGTAGGAGTATTAGTAGGAGTTATTGTTGGTGTTATTGTTGGTGTAGGTGTATTAGTAGGAGTATTAGTAGGAGTATTAGTAGGAGTATTAGTAGGAGTTATTGTTGGTGTTATTGTTGGTGTAGGAGTATTAGTAGGAGTATTAGTAGGAGTTATTGTTGGTGTTATTGTTGGTGTTATTGTTGGTGTAGGAGTATTAGTAGGAGTTATTGTTGGTGTTATTGTTGGTGTAGGAGTATTAGTAGGAGTATTAGTAGGAGTTATTGTTGGTGTTATTGTTGGTGTTACTGTAGGTGTAGGAGTATTAGTAGGTGTATTAGTAGGAGTTATTGTTGGTGTTACAGTAGGTGTTACTGTAGGTGTTACTGTATTAGTAGGAGTATTAGTAGGAGTCACTGTAGGCGTTACTGTAGGCGTTACTGTAGGTGTATTAGTAGGTGTTACTGTTGGTGTAAGTGTAATAGTAGGTGTTATTGTTGGGGTAGGTGTCGGTGATAGGAAGAGGGTAGGCGTTACTGTTGGTGTAAGTGTAATAGTAGGTGTTACTGTAGGTGTAGGAGTATTAGTAGGGGTTACTGTAGGCGTTACTGTAGGGGTTACTGTAGGGGTTACTGTTGGTGTTACTGTATTAGTAGGAGTATTAGTAGGAGTTACTGTAGGCGTTACTGTAGGGGTTACTGTTGGTGTAGGTGTATTAGTAGGTGTATTAGTAGGAGTTATTGTTGGTGTTACTGTAGGTGTTACTGTAGGTGTTACTGTAGGTGTTACTGTATTAGTAGGAGTATTAGTAGGAGTATTAGTAGGAGTATTAGTAGGAGTATTAGTAGGAGTTATTGTTGGTGTTACTGTATTAGTAGGTGTATTAGTCGGAGTTATTGTTGGTGTTATTGTTGGTGTTATTGTTGGTGTAGGTGTATTAGTAGGAGTTATTGTTGGTGTTATAGTAGGCGTTACTGTAGGTGTTACTGTAGGTGTTACTGTTGGTGTAGGTGTATTAGTAGGTGTATTAGTAGGAGTTACTGTAGGCGTTACTGTTGGTGTAGGTGTATTAGTAGGTGTATTAGTAGGAGTTACTGTAGGCGTTACTGTTGGTGTAGGTGTATTAGTAGGCGTTACTGTTGGTGTAGGTGTATTAGTAGGCGTTACAGTTGGTGTAGTTGTATTAGTAGGAGTTATTGTTGGTGTTACTGTATTAGTAGGAGTTACTGTTGGTGTTACTGTTGGAGTAGGGGTATTAGTAGGAGTTACTGTTGGTGTAGGAGTTATTGTTGGTGTAGGTGTGGGTGTAGGAGTACACAGGTTAAGTGCGTAAGCTGTTTCGATAGCAATATTAGTTACCTTACTAGAAGTTATTTTGTGTGTAGCTTGAGCTTGAATAGTGATTACCTCATTAGGTATACAATTTACATACAATGTAAAGTCTTTAGTTTCGCCAGGCTGTATTACAGTTGTTCCTTCAGAATTAGAAGAATTACTCATTACACTAACAACTAAATCATATTCTCCAGGGTAACCTATTTCTGACATTGTTACACTGAACATAACTCTTGTATCATACGGTTCACCTGTTGCAGGATCATAACAATCTTCAGATGGGTAACCGTCAGTATTGCTTATATCTACGCTACTAATAGTGAGAGTAGGCGGTGGCTCCGACGATGTTGTATCACACTCTCCCCATGTATAGCTATAGCCGAGTGTTATATTATTAAGAGAAGTGTTGCTAGGTAACGTGGAGGGACACACAACTATACTATTATATACAGTAAGTGGAAAGACAAACCGTGTAGCGTTAAACTTATTGGTTCGTTGTGTTATATCTCCATCTTTTACAATTAAGGCTGTTTTTATATTACTATGAACTTCACTATTAGGTTCGCAAGCTATCCCACTATAGCAAGTATTCACTGTATATCTGCGTAATATATTATCTATAGAACTACTTACTTCATTTGGTGTATATGTAGAAAATGTTGATGTATCAATACCCCAATCAAAAAACACAGGATAGTCATCACCCATATTAGGTAGACGATTAAGAAAACTTCCGTCAGAATTATATATATTGCCTAGTAAAAAAAGCATATTATTATTATAATATAAACTATCGTAGGGTATATTATATGTTGTAGATATAATAGGTATTGTATATATATAACCTAAACTATTACCTGTTACAGGTAAATTACCTGTAAAATAAGATGACCAGTTAACTGTCAGTTTATATTCAAAGTTAATTATTTGACCTGCGCATAAGCTATATGTTGAAGTGAGAGTATTTCGAGCAAAACTATTAATTTCAGTCCGCTTAATAGCGAATTCATTTATCGTAATATTATCTAGAGCTTTACCAGAAGAAAAAGATGCAATATAGACTTTACTTGAAATCGTATCTTGATACGATTCGACAATATCTCTATATATGTTTTTAAATTCCGTTTCAGCTATTACACCTGAAAGTCCGTAGCCTGATACACCGGGCAGACTACTACTCGACCCTATATCTAAATAACTAATAATGTTAGGTATGTCGTAATAGTGAAGATCTACTAAACCACACGATAAAATAGTATTATTACACCAAGGTGACGTATATACAATAGTATCATTATCCTTTACGGAGAATCTATATTGACCCTTAAGTTTAATATCAACATTTATATTATCATGTATCATATATATTTTGCAGAAATGGTTGTACTATATGCACCAATCGGTACAAAGCTAGTATTATTTAAAAATAATGATGTTGCAGATGATAATTTCCAGTACTCACAAAACATATCTTTATATATTCTATACTTACTGTCAGAAGATACATAATTAAATATATCCTTACGAGTTAAATTCACATTTATTGCACTAGTACCATCAAATACGCTCAATCTATATCCAAAGTTGTATCTATCTTCTGTAATACCTGTAAGACTATCAACCGAAGTTATTCTTGCATAAGTTATTGTGTGTGTGGGGCATATACTGTATACAGCATTATTATCTACAATAGGTATTACAAATTCCTCCAATGGAGGTATAGGTGGTCGCGAAGGAGGAATTGTTGGAATTATAGGTCTGACAGGTAAGATTTTTACCCCACTCAAAGTAGTATTTACTATTGTTGTTACCTCACCAGATAAAAAATTACCCTCTGTATGGAAATTTCTAAAATATATAGTACCTATTTTATTAGGATCGTTACTACTTATAGGTGTCGCAAAAGATGCTCCAACTTTATACATAGTATTACTTGTAATATCTAAATTTACATCTTTTACTAGTAGGGATTTAAAATCATCGTCAGGAGTACTCCTATAATCAACATACAATGTTCTACCAACATTACCTAGTCTTGCACGAATCGTTTTATAATTTAGCTCACCATCAACAATCTTAAAAGAACTATCTAAGCTTGAAAGAGCAACATTGTAATTATTTGTATTATAACTATAAGCTGGCCACTTATCACGAATACTAACACTATTAAGAATTCTAGCTGACTCATCAATACCATCGCGGATTACTCTTGTTCCAGAAAGCGCTGATACAGCAAATAATCCCGTGGTATCAAATCCTACAGCAATTATACCTCCACTTACCCCTGGGGTTAAAGAGCTTGATTGATCACTATTAGAAGAAAGTCCTGAATAACCGAGATCAATATTAAAATTACCACCCGATAATATATAATTATTATCCATTATAAATACGGTAAACCCAGCTTCAGTATTATTGTTACCGCTTATAGCATAATCAAAAGACCATACAATATCATAATAGGGGGAATACCCGTAGTTAGATGCTATATTGAATGCTTTTGTATTAACCGTAAACGTAGGGTATACCATATAGTTTATTTATATCAAGAGTCCTTGGTAAAGACACAAGTCATAGAATCTTTAGATTTAAATCGCGTGACATGCTTTACAGAATAACCTAACCGCTTATATTCACGATATAATATATCAAAATATTCCATTTCAAAATTAATAATTACACTATTACGCGAATCATCGATTAGTATATAGTCTGAAAATTCTTCCCCAAGCGCTAATACTCTGTCTGGAATAGCCACATAACTATTTAATCATTAAAATAATTTAATATCTGTGTTAACTTATCATTTAATTCCTTCACGCGTATAACCTTATTATAATCCTTTACAGAAAGTTTATAAGACTCTACAATTTCTTTAAGAAGTTTAATATCTTCCTCGATCAATCCTTCGATAATTAATTCATTCATAAATTATATAGTATAACCAACAATTCTTATTGTAATGGCATCATATTTAGAAGGTGATATTCTAAAAGCGCATGTTAAATTACCGTTGGCCGCAGCAGATAGTGGTATAAACACTTGACTACCACTACGTATACTATCACCACTACCAGATGCACGGCTTGATCCTACTAGATATTCATATGTATCTGGTGAAGTTGGACCAGTAAGAAGACTTTCATTAGGAGCAGATACAACAAATCTATCCATATTACCACCATCAGGGCCAGATTTTTTAATTTCACAATCAACAATTAAATTCTTTGCAGCTGGTGATACATTATATAGTGTCTGAGTTCGAGCGCCGGCGGCAGTAAAAGAGGTTATCTTGGGGTATGCAGAAATTGTTGTAGTAACTGATGTAGTACTAGAAGACTGCGGTTCAGAATATATTGTTACAGGTCGTTTTAAGAACGCAATAGGTGAATTTTCGTTGTAAATATCTGTACCCGTTACTTGTGTAATAGTACCAGCTGGGTATGCTATACTAGATGTACTCGCTACCGTGGTTACACGTCCGTATGTATCTACAGTAAACGAACTACCACCAACTATAGTTTGACCTGTAATTATCGCTGGTAAACCTACCTTAATATTACCAGATAAAGTACCTATAGCACTACCTGTAACATCGACACCATTAACTGTACCTGTTAACCCATTATTAATAGTAAACGTGGAAGATACAACATAATCAGGTTTAGCTTTTATTATATAAAGCATACCTGTTGCACTCAAGGTTGAATTAGTACCTGATGAAACACTAACTAATGTAGATGAAGAAGGCGAATTACTAACACCGTAAATTGTTTTGTTAATTAAATTAGGTACATTAAAGTTAGCACCACTACCCCCAAAGGAGTAACCAACTACGGCAGATAGTTCAGGGTAACTAGCACCTACAACAGATTGACCGTTACACAGTAACCAACCTGCAGGTGCATTAGCTGAAGAAACGTAAGGCATAATAGAACCTACAGCAATTTGACCGGCTGTACCTGCTACAAACACAGTCGTAGGAGTAGCAGCATTGCTCCACGATAAGTTACCAGATATGTCAGAAGTAAGATAAAGATCTGAACCAACGCCGCCTGTTGGCCAGCTATAATTAACAGAATTAATAGATAAGTTCTGCGGTAAACTCAAATAAGTACTATTTAGAGGTGTAATGCGATCTGTCTTAATACTGCTGCTGAGTGATATTTTATTTGTACCATCTAGGGATATTGAGTTACCTAGTAAATTTGAAGATATATTACCAGCAGATAAAGTACCTACTCTTATACCGTTAGTATTACTTACAACAACCGTACTATCCGCTGCAGTATACACACCTCCCACCTCGACCCAGTTATTAATATTGCTAGCTGAGCCTGATAAATGGTGGACATATAACTTATTATTATCTGTATCAAAAGCATAATCACCTACAACAGCTCCAACAAAATCAGTTACAGCAGTTGAGCTACCTGCATAGGTACTACCAATAGAGATACCACCCTGTGTTTGACCATCACCCACAAATAAGCGTTTTGTATCTATTGTGTAACCTAGTTCACCTTCCGTTAATATTACATTCTGTCTGTCAACATTAGTACCGCGTCTAATTAGAAGTTTAAGTAGTGTATTTTTATTAATTTCAATTTTAGCTGACATTGATTAAGGGGAGTTATTTATAAGAAAAGATTGGTATTGCGAATCTATCCACCGATGTACCGTTTTGTGAGTTAACAGATTCAAAAGTAATAAATCCTGCAGAAGATAGTTGCTTTGTTACTGACGCTGTAAAGTTAGAATTCCAAGATAGTGTATTTACTAATGTATTACCACGATAGCCAGATAGTGCAGATATTCCTGCACCTGTTGTCTGTAGAGGAAACCCTGCATAACTACCATTACCGGCAGATAAAGTATCTATTATAGAATTATAAGAAGATAATGCTCTACCTTTCGAATCGAATACTATATTTCTAAATATATTACCGGAATCACCAGCACCCCCAAAATTTGCCAGTTTTATTTGACCGCCAACATTTTGAATATCTGTAGTAAGCGTATCGTTAATTGTTGCTTGTAATTTATCACCTACAATATCTAAACCAGCTCCGAAAGAATCAGCACTAAGCGAATAAGCTGTTACTGTACCTACTGGTAACGCCGTAAGTGTTAGTGTTGTACTATTGTATCCGAAATACGCTGTATCTGCGTTAACACCTATTATAGTACCACTACCACCCTGTAATCCGTTACCGAGTGCAGAAGAAGCGATATGCTTTTGATCAATTACACCTACCGATAGTACATTTGTTGATGTTACTTTTAGAGTAATATTATCTACATTAGCTGATATACCATTATTTACAGTAGCAACCAACCCGCCTGATGCAGCAGACGATAAGAATTTAGTACCTGTTATACCGTTATCTTTTATAATAAGTTGATTGCTAGAATACGTTAAAGTGCTATTATCTGTTTTTGAACCTATAAAAGCCCAACTATCAGGTAAGCTATAATTTACACCAGTTAATTGGTATAGTAGACTATTATCATACACGATATCGCCTATTTGTGCGTTAGTAATATTAGTCCGAGTCTGAGGAGACCATGTAACATTACCAACAATGTTACCACCTGGTAAAACACCATCACCAACAAATACACGCTTTGTATCAGTTGTATATCCCAATTCACTCTGCTCGAGAATGACAGATTTTCGTTGTGCGTCTGTACCTCTTCTAATCTTAAGTTTTATAATTGTAATATCAGGCATAAAGTTAAAAATATCTAGTTAATTAAGCCGTTCTTTGCCATACATACAAGCCAAACCCAGGAGGTGTATTGTTATGAGGTTGATTACTACCTATGTAAGAAGTAAATCCTTGTACTCTTGTTCCTCCAGCAGAAGTTTCCTGTCTACCTTCTGCAAGACCGGGCATATCTATAAAAGTTTCACCATATACGAAAGATGAATTTCCCGCTGCACGTGTGTCATCTGCAGTACCATTAAGATGTCTATGATTTGGCATTTCAGGGATGGTTAATAGATGTTGATATTCACCGCCTGTATTATTTCCAGCTGTAAAGGTTTTAAATACTCCGTCAACAGTATCACTACCGACACCTACTAAAAATCTCCCTTGACTTACCTGCGACCAGGTTGTACCAGTCCAGCCAGTTCTTGTACCAGGGTTACTATCATTAAAGGTAACAATTATAGAGCTTACAGGGTGTAATACATTTAATAAATTTAATATATCAAATTGTGTTGAAGCAGAAAGCTTCGATGTTGTGGTCAATGTATCACATGTAAATGGACCACAAACAGTTGCACCATTACACGCTCTACCTAATTTAAGCGACGACTTGTTACCCAGTCCATCGTAGATATCTATAAGTGTTGATACAGGTAAAGCTTCGCCGTTAGAATGTAACACACCACCGTAGGTATCACTAATTTTTGTCTGTGTAAGCTTAGTACTAGCCATTTTATTATATTTATACCGGCTATTCTATTATCAAGGTGTTACTAGACTGTCCTGTAGTAGTATTGTAAACAGGTACAATCCCATCACCCTTATCAGTTACTGTTAGGGCTATTATTTTTAATTGTAACTCATATATATTACGAATAAATCTATTAAACACACCTGCTAGATTCTTTTCATTATCATGAATATAATATTCTTCAATAGAGTCACTAAGTAACAGTGATAAATCTATATTATAGTTATAATCTGTAAACACAAATATATCTAAATTATTATATGCTCCCGTAAATCTACCAACCAGGTTGTTTTTTAAATTAATATTATCATAAATTACCTTATAGAACTCTTTATTGAGAGAACTTCCTTGAATATACTCACTACTATTAAGTGTAAAATTAGCGCCGTAACTATCAAAATTATCCAATTTTAATACACTCTTATATATATTAGGCTCTTTAAAATAATATATTCTACTATTCGTAATAAAAAACACTTTATCGGTATCATCACTCTGTGGTGTTAATCTATATCCTACTATTACATCGCTATAGACAGATGTAGTATAACTCGCAGGTATTGTAGTTGTAGTGGTTTGAATTGATGCACCTTGTGTTACTATACTCGTTATGGATGGCGTATTAGTTTCCCAGTTAAATTTAGCATTGTCGTAATAAGTATCAACATAATTCCACAAACTATTAGGATCTTGCACTATAGTCGTTTGACCACCGGAAATTACATATGTAGCGGTTACCTGTGATGCAGGAGACTTAATATTAGATAAAATTTTATTAGTCTGATAAACACCCTTTCTATTACCGGGCTTATTAACTAATAATTTATAAATAGCGTAGTTTGTACTAATATAAAAAAAGTTACTATTGTTATACGAAAAACTTATATTATTAATTACCTCGCCAACCTGTAATATAAATGGTAACTCATATGACTCCTCAACGTTGAAGCAGTCATTTATAATATAAAGTTTAGTTTTCTGCTGACTATACGTTAAAACATATAGGTAGTTAGTTAATCTATTATACTCCAATGCAGCTATAGGTTCACGCTTAAAATTAATACTATTAATTACTGCTATAAAGTTAAAGTCTAGATCAAATACCTTTATAGCATAATTTTTAGAGTCATTAACAGCTATGTAATTATTACCCGCTGTTATTTCTTTAGGTTCATTGAACAATACCTCATCCACTGCTAGCCCTTTTCCGCCAATAATTTCTACTAAGTTTCTCTTATTAGAAAGAACCGTATCACCATCAATATATCCTCCTATATCATACTTTAAGATATTATTATTACCTGTATCTGTAACATATAGAAACTTACCAATAGTAGCTATACCACCGATATTAAAAAAAGATAGTGTATTCTCCGCTACCTGTGTTTGATAGTAAGGTGAAATCTCAATAACACCTATAGATTGATCGCTACATGAAAGAGATATAAGGTTTGTACTTGTAAAGGCAAATATAACAGCTTTACTATCATCTTCTAAATAGTTAACAGGAGCAAATCCACGTATACCGTCTAACTCGAGAAAATTGTTGGTACTACCAAAGGGTAGTGTACTATAATTACTACCCGCAAACAAATCAAGTGTCGTTTGCGACGCGCTAAGTACACCAGCATATTTAACATTATCACTAACAGGTAACAGTGCTCCCGTCATGAAGCACCTTGAATACGTATATATTGTATTAGTTTTAATTTTTGTTAATTTACTCTCTAAGAGATTATAATTTAAAAAGTCATTAGCTTCAATTAATATTTCTTCGAGAGGTATAGGTAATTCAACAATATCGTTAATACCTCGATCAAAAAAGAAATCAGAACAAAGTAGATCCGTTTTATATGTACTTTGCCTCTCAAGTGGTACACCTACCAGTGAAGATAAGGTACTACATTTAGACGTGATATCTAATTCAGTGGCTGTATATGGTACCCCGCTTAATACTTCAACATATCCTGTATAGTCTACACTGTTAAGTGTAAACAATCCTGATTCAGCATAAAATCTCTTATAATCACTATAGGTTATCATTTAAAATCAATAAATTGTATATCGTTAATCTTAACACCTACAGGTAATGTTGATGCTGCTTGCTCATAAATAACATTCTTAATGTTATTTTTAAAGGTGGTGTTAGTAATACCAGTATTCTTAACATAAATATTTATACTCTTTGAACTGGTTACGGGAGCGTATTTAAAAAACCTCTCTATTTCCTCAATATTATTTCTTTGACCGCAAGGTATAGACAATATGAGTTCGTCAATTGTTCTATCTTTTAAGCTGAGGGCAAAAATCTCATCAGACTTGAGAGCGTGATTGTATATCATAAGATTACGAACGGGGTAACTACTATTAATAAAGTAATACCCTGGTTGCTTCAAGTAAGTTGCAAGATCTATACCATTAGTAATACCGACAGCTCCAACATATAAATCTTCAGAAAGTATTTGTTGAATATTATACTTGCTAGGAGGAATTACTTCGTTTTGATATAAAACACCATCAATAAACAAACTAATATTACCCTGTAATGCATCAAACCTATATGTAAAAGTATGATAACCGGTATCAATAGATCCTAAATCAACGGCTATACTTTTAGATAAAATATCCTCCGAGGAAAGGTAATTAGTAAGTGTAATATTAAAAGCTAACCTATTACTGTTTAAAGCCTGTAGATTATTAAAGTTAGTCATTGTATATTTTTTCCTTGTAGCGCTTGTATCCGCTATGTATACACCACTTATACCTAAATTATAAGTTTGACCAGTACCTATATTGTATGACATTAAATTACCTGTATTTAAACCACCTGATAACATTAAGATTGTAGAGAATTCTTGTACACCGTTAGGTGTATACTCTCTCATAATATCTACATGAATGTTTTTATATTTCCCTTCAGTACTATTTGTAGTGGTTCCTGATAACACAAATTCACGGTTCGTAGTATATTGATACCAGTTGTTATCTGTAATCAGTAGTATCTGATTATCAGGAGTTATGTTAAAATCGTTAAAAGCACTCGTCGTATCAAACAATATACGACTTCTATTAGTTATAAGGTTGTAATACCATATCTGCCTGTTACCATATAAAAAATATATTTCATTTGTATTTTTTATCTTTACGTTCTCACCAGGTATTCCATAAAGAATATTATTATATATTAATAAACTTCTATGCTTATTCTGCGGATCGTTAGGATCTGAATATAAACTCAACGGTGTCGAGTATATAGTAGTATAATTAAATGTATTTTTATTTACCTTTAACACCTCACCAGTAACATTTAATAAGAAGTAAATATAGTCATCATCCTGTGTGTAATTTCTATATAAAATTATAGGTATATACTCTCGCTTTAGCTTATTACCTAATTCATTAACTTTGTAGCAAAAACCGTCGCTACATATAACAAAAAAATCATCAAGTGGTCTATTAGTTATAACTTCCTTTATATTAGTAGCAAAATCAACGGTTTTAATTAATGTAAAGGAAGTATTATATATATAAACTGTTTTATCTTGGTATAGAACTATAAAAGGTGTAATTTTTATATCACTAAGTACTGTAAAATGTTTACTAGAGTTAGCTATTGAATACCCATTATTAACTATATTTGGACTAACAAACATATCGAAAGAGAAAGTAAATTGAGATGTACAGTTTACATCATTCTTTATATTATACTTATTATATTTCGTACCATCATATACAATAGAACTACTATCATAAGCAGATAATACATTTTTAGTGGTGTAAAAATTAGTAAAGCTACTTATAAGAGGTGAGGCGCTTGTAATAGCGTTCTGTATATCTTCTACACCTACTCTCGAATAATAGTATTTTGAATTTGGTTCGAGAGTTAAATCACTCTTTTTATCAAAAATATAATTAGCTGTACTAGGAGAACTATAAATTAGTGAATCAATAGGATCTAGAAAAGACGGAGCAAATAAAGGAGACGCAGATAGAGCATTTTCTTTTGAAATTCTATCAGGGTAGTAATATCTATCTACCCAAATACCAGTTGTATTATTACCCCCTGAAAGCCAAGTGCATAAATATCTACCATTTTTAAAGTTGGTGGTCTTATTATTACGTAGACTGAATACCTTATCTGCTAGTCGTGGTGAAACAGACGCGATACTACCATTATGAGTGAATTTTGTATCGTTAATATTAAGCTTCTCGTACGGGTATATAGATGAAGGTGTAGTAAAGTATGTATCTGTACCACTATACACCTTTATATCTTTATCATACCATACATACGTAAGTGAAATATGATCATCACCACGCTCTTGATCGTTACCCGTACGTAAAGTCGTATACTCTCTAAATTTTGTATCAGGTAAATTATCATCACCACTTGTATTGCTTGTACCTCGTTTAATATAACCTCTCTCAGATCTGTTATTGTCCAGAGCAATATGATTTAACTCGAAAGTATCATTAATCTCATTATAATTTGTATGTAGTAGGTACTGACTCGATTTATCGAAGTCACTTTTTTGTGTATTTAGTTTAAGTGAATTTACCTTATTAACATTATAGCTAACCCAACTTGAACGTAATTTAGGTTCTATACTTTCATAATTGTAATAAATTTTAAATAATTTATCACCACGACTTATGGATGGATTAACTATCGCATCTAAAACGAGCGAAGTGCCAGATAACACTACTGTATATAAGACGTTACTTATATCTTTATATAGCTGTAAATAGCCATCGCTATCTAATTGATATCTAAATATATCGGTACCTTCAATAGCACTAGCGCTATCATATACAGAGACAGATGACATAAATTCAAGAGTATTACCACTAATAGGACTGTTTAATATATAAAACCCTGTACCAGTACCATGAAGAACTCTAAGCACTTTATCATTAATAATACTTAACTCAAAAAAGCTACCTGGATTATCATACTCTACTTTATCTAAAATAGTTAGATACGTAGTATTATCCAGATCAGCATTTAAGTTTAGAACCTTAGGTACAGATATATCAGAAAGATTGTTTAATATTAAAGGTGTAGTTATTGTTCTTAATACATTATCTTTCTTTTGTATTACTGTTAAGAAATCCTCAAGCTTCTTATAGTCTGTTAAATACTGAGATGTATAATTGTTAATAGAAGAATCGTGTATACCTGATAAAGCATCAATACGATTAAAAGTCATTCCTTGTTCGTTGGTATAAGAGAATTGCTTATACTCATAAGCTCCATCAATATAGGTAGCTCTAGGTGTACTTATAGCAGATAAGCTATACGCTGAAAGATTCATATATAATATTTAATTACAACGGTCAAGTTAGAAAGCCTCTAATTAACTGTTTAATTATATATGTTTATATAGTTAGTAGACTAGGTATTACCTGAACATTATTCTTACTTTCAAAATTAACGAAGGTTGTGTTGGCAGATACGGGTAAAATCTGCGTATTAATAGCGACGAGATCAACTATATCATCATAAAACGATCCATGATATATTTGTAGCGGTTGATAAAAATAGACCTTTTCACCACTATTATATGTTAATACAAAGTTTGATGTTAACTTTAAACTATAAGTATTAGTTTGATTAGAATAAGGGTACGAATACTGTACACATACAGACCCACCAACCTTTCCGTAGAGTATTTCGTCGAATATAGATTGCTCACGGTAGTTATATACAGCATCTTTTGTATATGTTAAAGGAGCTGAACCGTCTCCCCAATTAATATCTAGAAAAAGAACATTATAACTATCCTCCTTTATACCAGTTAGTATGTAGTTAACGGTACTCTCACCTTTTAATAGTATAGGATTATTATAAAAAGTCCTAGATTCTACAGCTGATAAATTAAAGTATATGTTAGTATTCTTACTCATAATATAAATGTACCACCCTGTATGTTAGGAGTTCCTTGTAATGCGCCGGTAGTTGCATACTGTATAGAAGTACTATAAAATCCTGTTGTATTAATAACCTTACCTGGCTTGTAGAATTTACCGTCGTGAAATGTAACTAGATCATTGTCAATACTAAAACTATAATCATAAACGTATACCATATTATTACTATCTGAGCATGTATATGTTAATTTGTATATACGGTTAAAGCTATTATATGTTACAACTGGTTTATCGATTTTAGTGATATTAACATCAAAAATATTAGATATATGGTTTCTTATGCTAAACAATTGTGTTGCGCTTCTTGTAATATCATCTAAATTAGGAAATACTTGTACTATAGTATTATCTATTATATGGTATTGATATATAGCGGGTAGTAATATACTACGACTAGTTCCTGTTAAGCTCTCAAACTCTGCTTGTAAGTTAATAGGCGAAAAAGGTGATTCTGTTGTTATCGTTTGTAAACCTGTTTCTGTCGTTAAGTAAGCGCCACCACCGTCTTCTAATTGATTAATAGTGCAAAACGTTAACGTCTTTTCTTTCTCATTAAAAAATCTATTAGAGAATTTATTAATAGTGTTAGAAGAAGAACGTGTAAAATAAGTATTTTTTGTACCGGGGGTTATAAACGTACTATCTTCATAGTTTATCTTATCAAAAACAAGATAACTATCTGTTTCGCAAATAATAGTATCATATATTACGTCAAAATCTTTTACTTTATTGTAAATCTCATTTTTAACGCTGGCGGAATACTTGCTAAATATTGCACTAAGAGAACTTGATAGTATAGTCGATGTTGAGTAGCGCTGATTTTTAATATACAGCTTACCGTTAAGCTTTCGCTTATAATTTTGTGTATTAAATGTATTATTTCCGCTAATAGAGCTAATAATAGTCAGACTATCAGCTGATACATCATCCTTATACGGGTAATTATAATCATAATCATAATCGTTAGTTAGTTGAGAGATATCTGTATAGTAACCACAGTCAAAATTACTAGTAGTAATTCCTGATTGTTCACTACTTAATATATACCTCCCATCTAGTGTAAAGTTAGAATAATTTGTACCGCTAAGTATGTAACCTCTTTCTATATACGGTGTAAGCTGCGATATGCCTGCTTCAGCTAACTCCTGATAGTAATACTGCGATGAAGACGGGTATGCAGGTGAGATACTATCTGCTAAGATCGGGTCAGGTAAAGCGTCACTGTTAAGAAATGTAAACCCACCCGCATCTTTATACCTAAATGTAATATTTCTCTCTGGTACGATTGATTCTTGATAAGGTGTAAAATCTCTAAAGAATAGTGTATAAGGGAAGCCTGATAAGGTAAATTGTGGTTCCGTAAATGGTAGCTTAACATTATTAACTGTAAGGGTTGATAAGCCAGATCGTATAGACCCATCAACACTACCTTCTGTAGAGTAGTTAAAATTATATCCTTCTATACTATCAAAAAAATCATAACCATCTAACGTTAAATTTAGGATAGTTAAATCACTTTCTATATTCTCAACAGATTTAAAAGTCTGTCCGAATTCATCTTTAAATAACGCGTATTCATTACCGTAAATATCATATTGAACTTTTGTTATAAATCCTTTGTTGTAGAGATCGCTAAAATTTAAATTTAAACTTTCTTCACTCGCTGTATTTTTTTCTTGATTCTGTTGTCTTGTATAATAAGGTGTAAAGGTTTGCTCGTAATTACTAATTTTCGGATCACCGCTTGCAAACCCAGAAGAAGAATTTCTTGCATCTTTTGTATAATCATGTACAAATACCAATGGGTAATCTATCTGTCTATTAACTGATACATTACCATATACATTTGGATCAGGAAATATATAAACTTTACCTGTTTCAAGTTTTGTTTCATCGACACTATAGGTATAATTACTAGAATTTAACTGAAATAGCCCTATCGTATCTGGTTTAAAAAATAATCCTATATCACGTAATAACTTAACCTCATTCGATTCAATAGTAGCTGTATCTGCAGCTTGTAAGTTAGGTATATTAGATGAAGGATTCTGAGCTGTAATAAATTTACCAGACTCGTAGACATCATTAATAGTAGTTATATAGTAAAAATCGACTCCTATATACTTACTTATTAATTCACGCTTTAAAGAATCTCTTTCATCTTGTGATATACCGCATTTATTATCTGCATTTATAAAGTTGAGTGGATTCGTAGGGTCACATATTGGGTCTACAGATACTGCATAATTAACAGCGAGTGGTATTTCGAGTAAAAATACCTGCGATCCAAATATATCTGCAGGTAGTACTTCTTTAAAGAATAAATTAATATCAATATCATTAATATTAGAACTATACTGTGTATCACGTACTGTAGCAGTACTTGTGTTTGTTCTAGGTAGATCAAAATAGTTTCCGTAAACATCGACGAACTCTTCGATATCTATCTTCATCTCTGTCACGATAGATGATAGAGATAAATTTAATGATGTATACTGTGGTTGCTGCTCGGAAGAGAAAATATAGTTATATATCTTCTCAAAAATACTCCGTTCAATCGACGCTGAGCTACCTTTAATCTTATTTCTATCAACACTATATTTTGCCTCTTCTCTTTTTTCTTTGTAGAAGATAATAATTTGTCTTATTTTTTCAACATATATAGGTATAGCTATATCTAAATCAACAGGATCGTTAAAATCAAGTGTTGACATAAATTTTAACTCTTGTTGTGTAGAATATGTTAGTACCAGATTCTTAAGAAAATCTATATATAGTTCAACAAAACTAACAGCAGTATTCCCATTCTTTGTGTTGGTAATATCAGCCCATTGCTTTAAATAATACAAATAAAAGTTATTATATTCATCTGGTGAGTAATCAACATTGGTATTTTTGATAAACTCTAAGAAAGATAAAGGTTGAGTGTTATCTATAGTTATAGTAGCATTACTATTTGTAATGGAATTATTTAATATACTAGTACCGAACGTAATTTTATTACTCATTCAATTATATTTATTTAATTAAATAGATCCAAGCCGGTATATAGTTGATTAGTTAGTATATTTGAAATAATACCATCCGGTTGCGACCATTCTGTGTAAGAACTTACAGTATTACTCAATGTGTTTGTAATATCATTATAATTTATAATATTATTCGTTATTGTTCCGTCGATTGTAGGAATATAGTTATAAAAAAGATAGTAATTACTGATATCATTATAGGTTGTACCTGCAGGTATTACCAGTCCCCATCCCCATGTATTGTTATATGTATTAAGAGCGTAGTTATGACCAGTTAAACTAATATTAGACGCACATAACGGTAAGTAAGTATTTAAATATGTAAACTTACCGCTATATTTTTCAAAAGCTAATAAATCCTCCCCAGCTGTTACAGTATAATTAACAGAAACCTCTTCGCCTATATTCTTACCGTATATTTCTCTACCCTGGTAACCAAACGTTCTAAAGTCTTTGTTAAAGGTATTTGCTGAACCCTGCAATCTCTTAAAATTTATTGATAAAAGATCAACTAATCTACCTATTTCAGAAGGAAATAAGTAGTTAGTATTACTAAATTGAATACTATCATCACCTGTTTGTTTAATTAGCGATACTAGACTTTGTATTCCAGCATAGTCTAATGTTGAGTTATTACTAACAAAGTTTTGTATTTTTTCGTATGTTCGTTTACCAAGTGATTCACCTATATTAGAAGATATATTACCAACAATACTACCTAGAA